CGAGGCCGCAGCTCGTTTGGGATCACATCGGCGTTGGGGATGACGTGGCAGCGTCCCGTCCCCGACGCGATCGTTGTCCGCGCGCGGTAGGCTCTGGCGCATGGCCTCCGCCCCCTGTATCAGGTTCGTCGAGTCCGACTCATTCGCGCCCACCACCGCGGACGGCGAAGAGTTGTGGTGGATGGATCATTACGAGTGCGACTGCGGCTGGGAATCGCCGCTCCAAGAGTCGCTCCACGATGGCGGACGCTCCTTGGCGGAAAACCATTCAGCCGCGAGCGGCCACCCTTTCTGCTAGGCAGCTTCGACCCACACCCTGTACGTCAAAACGACGTGCCGAGTGGTCCCGTCGGGATCCCTGAGCGTCTGCGACTGGTCGAGGTCACACCCCACCGCGTGCCACCCGCTCGCCGACAAGTCAAGCGTCGCCCCGTCAAGAAGCGCGTCGACCGCCTCCGCGACCACGCCCGTCGACTTGAAGCCGCCCTGGTTGAACGGGCCGCCGCTCCGAGTCCACACATGGACGCCGGCCAGCACCTGCCGCCCCGTCTGTCCGAACCTGTTATCCCTCGTCGTCGTCGCCTCGCCGATCGTCACATACGGCAGGTTCGTCGTCTCCGGCGGCTCGTCAAACACAGGAGCGCCAACATGCCCGTTGAGGAGCGCGTAGAAGGCGAGCTGCACCGCATAGTCGGGCGTCGTCACGAACCCTCACCCGCCATGCAATGCAAGTCTGTCCACACGTACTCCTGGCCCTCAGTCGTCGCGTTCTGGATGTCGAGCGTCACGCTGATCGCGTTGCCGTACGGGTCGGTCGTCGCCCACAGGATCCGCCATGCCGCTGTCACGTCTGAGCGGTAGCGGATCCGCACGTCGTAGGGGGATTGTTCGCGGAGGCCGTGCGCGATGACGCGTTCGCCGCCGGTTCCGGGGGTGACCTGTGCCCAGACCGTCGCTATCGTCGTCCAGGCGCGCGTGTAGCCGCCCGATCCGTCGGGCGTGTCCGCCGGCTGTTGGAGCGCGACGCGGTGGCGGAGATCCGAAGCGTCCTGCGCCTTCGCCACCTAACCCACCCGGCCGATCATGTGCGCCGTGAGGTACCAGCGGAAGAACGCTGCGGCGCGCTTGTCGCGGTCGCGCTTCGCGATGCGCTCGGCCCACGCCTTCGCCACGCTAGTCCTTCTCGATCTGCTTGATGGCCGCCTGCGTCGCCGTGACCGGAGCCTTCACGATCTCGACAGCAGCCTTGCCCGACTCTTTCGCAGCAGCTCGGATCAGCTTCGCCAACATCACAGGCTCCAGGAGCGCGAGCCGCCGACCAGGATCTGGTAAGAGAGCGGGATCTCGACGATACCCCGCCCCGTCCCCATCTGCACCGGGACACGATTCTCATACCAATGCACGACGAGCATCTTGATCGCCTGCACCAGCTTCGCGGGCGGCGACGCTAACCCCGCCGTCATGGTGATGGTGACGGCGTCGCGCTGCTCATCCGAGATCGGCAACCCATCCCCGAAGATCAAGTCTCTGAGGCCGCCGACGCGGAAGTTCGTCAAGTCATACTGGACGTCTGCCCCGGCCTGGCGGTACGTGATCGACGAGACGCCGGTCACCGGAGTGACGGGTGCTCTGAGGGCGGGGAAGCGGCGGCCCCACAGGAACCACGGCCATTCCGCTTCGCTCCACCCCGACGACCCGTCGCTCCAACGCAGGTCTGCGATCACCGCGTCGCTGATCTTCGGCAGGCGGAACACCTGGTCGATCGTCCACACCCATGTCTGCGCGCCGAGGAGTGTGCTCGTGTCCGCCTCGACCTGTTGCCGGGCGGCGCTGATGAGATCGGTGATGACCGAGTCTTCGGCGGTGTTGTCGACGCGGCACCATAGTTTCGCGTCTGTGAGGGTGACGGGCTCGGCTGCGGCGTCGACGGTACGGGCGAGGCTGCTCACCGCCACTTCTCCTGATCGGCTCGGCGCTCTTGCACCGTCCGGCGGTCAGCGCCGTTCGCCTTGTGCGGCTTGCAGAGCAGGCAGCCTGCCCGACGGTTCTTGCAGCGTCCGCGCTTGTGGTTCATCGGCCGAACATCCTAGCCACGAAGCCGGCGGCGTAGCCGACGCGATAACCGGCGCGGAAGCTTCGGCTGCGGCGAGGCTGTCGCGCGTCCCACGTGAATGTGTACGTGCCCGTCGAGGTCACGGTCGACGCCTGCGCGTTCGGCGAGTTCCAGGAGTAGCAGGTGCTCATCGGCCGAGGATCCCTTTCAGCAGCCACAGCGCGAACAGGACGAGCACAGCGATGACGAGCCAGTGGAAGATCACGACGCCTCCTTGCATCCCTTGTCGCGGCACTCCGCCGAGCACCACGCAGCGCAGTGAGCGGCGCTCTCAGGGCCGCTGAGCATCCGGGTAAGCCGACGAGCCGCGGGGTGGGGCCGCCGGGCCGCGTCCGGCTCTACAACCGCGTCTCGCGCCGCGCCCGGCTTCCGCGCCTCAGACACTCTGCTCGGATCCTTCTCAGCCATACGTGTCAGGATGGCCGAAGGGCCGGCATGGCGGGCACTATCTCCCGCCACACCGGACCCCACAGAACATCGGCTCAGGTGTGAGCCGACGTCAGCGCCGCGAGCGCCTCACCACGAATCGGCGTCCCACCGATCCGGCGATGCACCCGGAACCCGACCAGGCCCGACTCGGCGTACAGCTCGTTCAGCCGCATCAGCGTGATACCGAGCCGCTCCACGATCTGGTAAGCCGACTTGAAGTCGCCGAACAGCGCGACCGTCTTCGTCCCCGTCGTCGTCGGGAGAGTCGGCATCGCGACCGACTGGTAAACGGGATACCCGTTATACGTCGGGGGCGTGCCCCGCTCGAGCGCCGGCTGCCACAGCGGGTACGCCGTCCCCGAAGCGGGGATGAACAGCCGCATCGCCTTCGCGGTGCCGCGGTTCACGACGTAGGAACCGTTCATGGCGTACTGCGGCTTCACGACCGAGAACTCGAGCTTCACGAGATCCTGCCACACAAGGGTGCCCGTGGTCGTGTCCGCGGCGGGAGTGACCGTCATCACCGAACCGTCGATGGTAGCCGTCGTCCCGTTCGTGATGATGCCCTCAGGCTGAGACGAGGCGTGTCCCGTCCCGTTGAGGATGCCCGCCTCGATCGCGTTGTTGACGGCGATCCCGAACGAGCTGCCGACGATCTGGTCGAGCGCGATGTCGGTGTCCATCAGCTCGTCCTCACCGATCTTCGTGATGCCGTACAGATCCTCGACATACAGGTACTGCTGGCTCGGCGTGAACGAGCTGGGCGAGAGGGCGGTGCCCGTCTCGAGCTTGCCCCACCCGACGGTGAGCTCGGTCAGGCCACGCAGCGACAGCCTGTCCCGCGTCGTCTGGCGAACCGAGCACAGGTCGTACATCACGTTGAGCTGGGGGAGCTGGCGGTACACGCCAGCGACGAGGTCGAACGGGACGATGATCTCGCCCGTCGCGTCCTCGACGAGGTTCTTCACGTTGTCGGGAGACATCCGCTCGAACCGTCCCGCCTTCTCGACGTACTCCACCACCGCGTCGCGGTGCGCCCGATACGCGTCCTCCGACACAGGCCGACCGGCGATGCGGCTCGCGCGCTTGGCGTCCGCCTTCAGGTCGAGGCCGTCCTTCGCGTCTGCCTCGGCGCGGAGGCTAGCCGCCTTCGTCTGGATCGCAGCCTCGACGTTCGAGATGCGCTCGTTGATCTCGTCGAGGTTGCCTTTCAGGTCGGCCGCGGCCTCCCCGTACTTCTTGACCTCCGCAGCCACCTCGGCGTTGCGGCGGTTCAGTTCGGGATAGAGCTCCCGAAGCTCTTTGAGCAGCTCCTCCATGAGGGCTACACCTCCAGTAGTTCGCGGTTGACGTGTGACCGCATCTCTGCGATCAGGGTGCGGACTGCCGTTTCGGCGGCTTCCGCTTCGCCGTCCGCGAGTGCCGAGGCGGCTCGCTTGTGGCCCATCCCGCTCAGGAACTCCCTGAGCTGAATCTCTGTGGTGTCCGTCTTCGAGTGCTCTGCCACTGAGGGTGGCACGTCGAGGCCGAGCTTGCGATACGCCGCGGCGAGGCGGCTATAGGCGGTGTTGATCGCGCTGGGTGACGCGTTCTTGACCTGGCCGATCCTGCCGGCCGCGGCGGCGACCCCACCCTTGTCCGGGTCGCTCGCGTACGAGTTGCCGGGCGTCGCGATCGGGAGGGAGTACCGCGCCTTCCCGTCTACGTCTGCGCCGCGGTCGAGGATGCACGCCTTCGCCCACTCCGCATCGCTGTAGTTCGACGCCGACCCGTCCCACCGCTGCTCGAGGATCGCGCGGAGAGCGGCGAGTTCCCGCTTCATCTCCGCCACGTCGTCGGCCTCGCCGCGCAGCTCACGGTTCTTGACCTGCGTGATCGCCGCCCTGGTGTTCGCCGGGAACGTCACCAGCGAGATCTCCCACAACCGGACTTCGCGGATGCTGCGCGTCTGCGTCTGCTGGTCGAAATCCGCCTTGCCCTCGGGGATCGTGAAACCAATGCTCATCGCCTTGATCGCCCCCGCCTTCAACAGGGCATGTGCTTCACGGCCCCTCTGCGTGGCGAGGACGATGCGGCCTTCGACCTCGAGGCCATGCTCGTTCTCCGCCATCTGCGGGTACGTGCCGATCACCTCGTCGGTGTCGTGCTGCCAAAGCATGGGGAGCGTCCCGTTCGCCTCGTTCGCGGTTTTCGTGAACGCGCCCTTCTCGATCACGTCGCCGTACGAGTCTTCGTTGCCGAACGTCGAGGCGTAGCCGCGGAAGCTCGCGTATTCGCCGTCGTCGCTGATCGACTTCGTGTCGATCTTGAGCCGGAACGTTTTGAGGAGCATGTCCATCGCTCCTCGTATCGTGGCTTCTCGTCCGCTAGACGTGGCACACTATGTCGGCAGGTCGTTCTCGTTGTGACCGCGCAAGCGGGCGGTGGCGAGCGAGCACCAGTCAAACCCGAGCGTGATCTAAGGGCAAAGGTGGCGTCCTGCTCCCCGCGGAGGGGCGTCGTCTCCAGGCCGCCCGGACTGGTCAGCTCAACGAGCGTTCGACCGCTCCGGGCGGCCGAGCCACTCAGTCAGGCCATGACCCGTCGGGCCGCTGATGCTCCTGCCGCCGACACCTACGACAATCCCGCATCCGACTCCCCATCGCCCAGAACGAGTCTCCCCAATCATGGCCATACCGTCGGCACTCCTCGCGCGCACGCGCGCGCGCGGCACGCCTAGGCGCACCATGCTCCTGCCAATACCAACACGCCAACACGAACAACGCGAAGAAGAAACCGACGACAGCCACTACGCCTCGACTACGGCGTGGCCCGTGTTCAGCATCAACGTGGCGAAGTCGGATCCGTCGGGCAGGGCGAGACTCCCGTCGAACCGGCCGCCATACTTGTCGTAGCCATGCGACATGATGGTGACGCGCGTGCCGGGTGGGCAGATGGTGAGGGCGTAGGCGAGGGCTTCGCGGCCTTCCGGCGTGCCCAGTTCGGGCGCGTTGATCCCGAATATGCGGCACGACAGGATCGGGTGGCCGTCCAAGTCGTGCGACACGGCGAACATCGAGAAGCCGAGGTCAACGTCGATGTGGGCGGTGTCGCCGTCGTGCCAGTCACGGACGACTGCGGGGTAGGGGCCGAACATCACTTCGCGACCCACCCCGCCGTACCCGTCCCCGACTCCTTCACGTAGAAGGAGGTGGCCGTGCCGCCGTCGCTGCGCTGGTACGTCGACCCGACAGGCGCAGCCACGAGGGGCGCGCCAGCGCCGAACAGGATCTGCGGGCCGCCGTTCCCCAACACGACAGCGCCCGACGCGAGCACCTTCAAGAGTTGAGCGCCGTTGTTGCGGATGTCTAGGAGCGCGCCCGTCGTGCCGCCAGCAGACGCGTCGATGTGGATGCCCTGGCAGGCGGTGCCTGCGCCTTGCAGGTCGATCGAGATCGCCGAAGCGTTCGCGTCCGTGTTGTCGCCCGGCCCGGTATGCGTGATCTTCACCGATCCGCGCGGCCCGTTTCGACGCCTGATACTTGGACGCAGCTCGCGGCGGGGTTCGAGCTGACGAGGTTCGCGGCGCTCGCGAACGCGTTCCCCGACCCCGTCAGGTTCGCGGTCAGGGCGTGGGCGTGCGCCGAGCCGCCGCCGTTCGCGCTCGTGATCGCCGCGCCCTGCGAATCGGCGGGAGCGTTGACGGTGAGGGGGACGGACGCGGCGGCTGCGAGGAGCGCGGCGTGGAGTGTCTGCGCGTCGCCGCCGTGCGCTGTGAGGTAGCCGCGCGTCGCCGCGATGATCCCTTCGAGCGTTTCGTCGAAGGTTGCGCTCACCGCTCAACCTGGAAAACTACGGCCACCACATAAAGGGCCACCACGGTACACAGCACACATACGCTGTCCGTATGAACGAGATCACAGACACACAGGCGGCGTACATCGCCGGCATCATCGACGGAGAGGGGTGCGTCACCTTCGCCAAGTCCTTCAACCCCAAGACGCAGAAGCGCCCGACCTTCAAGGCGCTCGTGCTCTGCGTCAACACCGACCATGGCGTCATCGACTACCTGCACCAGACGCTCGGATGCGGCATCACCTACAAGCCCAAGAAGAACCCGACGAACCCGCGATGGAATCCGCTGCTGCGATACCAGGCTAGTAGCGGAGACGCCCGCGACATCCTCCGGCGCATACGCCCCTACATGATCATCAAGGGCGAGATCGCCGACACCGTTCTGAGCCTGCCCCAGCGGAACCGCACCTATTGGGGCAAGCCCGGCACGCAGCGGTACGCGGACGGGATGGCGGTTTACGAGGAGCAGCTCGCCATCGTGGCCCGTGTCCGGGCGATGAACAAGCGGGGCGTCAAGGACGCTGCCTAGCCTCACCGCTGCACCTGGAAAATAATCGTGCAGCGACAATTTATTACCTCTGACGGGGGTGCTGTGGGGTCGCCGGGCTGCTCCATCTGGTACCCGCCGACCGTGAACGGTTCGTCCATCCCGCGCGTCTGACCGTCAGCCTCGGCG